CAGATTCTTAAATTCAACTGCCCACTAGATGGAGAATACTCTATCGGCGCTAACTGGAAAGAAACACACTAATACACATCATGAAAGAAACAAAAAACAAACTACTACTAATCGACGGTGACATCATTCTCTACAAGGCTGCATGTGCGGCTGAGCAGGAGATGCGTTGGGATGATAACACTTGGACACTTCAGACTAACATGGCAGAAGCCAAGGCTGAGGTAGATCGTAATATCACTAACATTAGTAAGTCACTAAGCAGCGAGAACATTAAAGTGTTCTTCTCCCCTAGTCGCACCTTCCGCCACGGTCTGTGTTCTACCTACAAGGCTAACCGCAAAGACAAGCGCAAACCTCTAGGTATTAGCGAGCTCAAGGATTGGATGATGGCTGAGTATGACTCTGAGCTATATACCGATATCGAAGCAGACGATGCTATTGGTATCTGGGCTACTGAAGACCCTGAGAACCGCGTAGCTGTCTCCATTGACAAGGACTTCGCTACACTACCTATCACCCTCTACAATCCAGACAAGGACGTCCTACGTACCATCTCTAAAGAAGAGGCAGATCACTTCCACCTTGTGCAGTCCCTTATGGGTGACTCTACAGATGGCTTTGCAGGTCTCAAAGGATGTGGCCCTATGACAGCCAAGAAACTCCTAGAGAAGAACGGAGCAACTTGGAAGACAGTTGTAGATGCTTACGTCGCCAAGGGCTTTGATGCTGTTGACGCCCTCATGACGGCACGTCTAGCACGTATCTTACGCCATGGTGACTACGACTTTGACACTAACGAAGTAACCCTCTGGACACCTGAAAATGCATAAATCAATAGACAAACTCTTATACGAACTAGAACAAGCTAACAAAAAGCACACAACAAACATGATCGAAACGCTAAACACAATAACTACAGCTGAAACAGTCACCCTCCCAACAGAGAATGACGTAAAGCCTACTAACCCTAAGGACGCTTGTGGCGTTAAGAAGGTGCCCATCTCAGGGTTCCCTGTCCCAGTGATCCTAGAGGCTGGCTTAGTGAAGCTACATGGCGACCTTAAGTATGGTCGTTATAACTGGAGAGACGCTGGAGTTCGTGGTTCCGTCTATTATGACGCTTGTTTCAGACACCTAGCAGCGTGGTGGGAAGGTGAAGACCTCGACCCAGACTCTGGTATACATCACCTATCTCACGCTATCACTGGTCTAGCTGTCCTCAGAGACGCTATGATCCACGATAACTGGGAGGATGATCGCCCTAAAGAAACCCTCGGATTCGTCAAAGAGCTTAACAAGAAAGCCGAAGAGATGATCCAAAAACACAACCAATAATCTAATTAACTACCGTAACGATGGAAACAGATAAACATATAGAAATCCCTCCTATCACCAAGGGTCTCCTAGACGCCTTAAATAGTGCCTTTCCCGCGCAGGACTTTCCTGCAACGGACAGTGTTCCTATGCTTAACTTTCACTATGGACAACGCTCTGTAGTGAACTTCCTTAAACATCACTATCAAATTCAAACCGAAAATCTAATCAACCAAAAATAATATTATGTGCTCAAGACCTAAAATGCCTGCAATTCCAGACCCAGTGCCTCCTCCTCCTCCTCCTCCCCCTCCTACCAAGGTGGCTCAGAAGGTCGAGAATAAGTCACTAAAAAACCGCCAGAGCTCTAAAAAGCGTGGCACTTCTGCACTTACCGTCCGACGCTCATCTACAGTGAACACAGGTTCATCTGGTAGCGGCGCTAACATCAATTACTAATTAACTACTAATATGGCAGACCGAATCCTCACGATCAATAACGCAGATGGAAGCAGTGAAACTTATACAATTAACCGCGAAGCGTTTGAGGGGGTTCGGAGCATGTCAGTAGATGGAGAAACGGTCACAGTAGACCACACAGAGCAGGATGATATACGCACTCTACTAGTGGACGGGCAGACTATTACCCTTGATAATACAGCTACACCTATCCGCACTATCACTATTGACGGAGTAGAGGTCACTATTGATCGCTCCGATGAAGTAGTTGTTCAGAGCTTCATTGAACAGTTCACTGCTCCTAAGATAGCCTTCTCCCTGCGAGACCTAATAACCACTACTGGTGACACCACCGTTGTGGACGTAAGGCGTTCTACCGATAATACCACAGATACCTTTACGGCCGCTGAGGTCGCTGACGGAACTCTTACTACATGGGTAGGAGCAGGCAACGAGGGCTTTGTTTCTAAATGGTATGACCAGTCAGGTAATGGAAGCCACGCGTTTCAGAGCGATCCTACTAAACAACCTAAGATCGTTGATGCTAGCGGCTTGATAGAAGGTGGGCTTGATTTCAACGACGCTGAGGCGCTGACTACAACTGATACATTTACGTTCCCTAGCGGAACTACCCTTTCTTCATTTATTACCAACAGGTCGGAAGTTCATGCTGAGAATGCTTACTTATTGAGATTCTTTACTAATTATATTGTATGGAGAAATAATGGTAGATTCAGGAGAGCAACCGCAGGGTCTAATGCAAGCTTTGGAAGACAATCTAATAGTGTAATTAACGAAGAGCTTTGGAGTTTATTTACCGAGCTCAACTCCTCTGGAGGAACCAGTAATTTATTTGTCAATGGTAGTAGAGATGGCGGCGTTGACGTTTATTCAGGAACTAAGGTGATAAGCCCTGCACGTAATTTTGAAATCGGAGGGCCAGACTCCAGTGCCCATTGGATTGGTACTATAAATGAGATCATTATATATGACACTGATCAATCAGCTAACCGAGAATCTATAGAAGCAAATATTATTTCTAAATATGGCGTCTAATGTTGACAGCTATCAAATCCCTTACAATATCGAAGATAACATTTAACTAACCTTTACACCTGTCCGTTCCGCAGAGAGCTCCTTAACCCCCATCGGTGAGATACATATCCCCAGAAGGAAGCCCGCCGTTCGGACAGGCCTTTTTATAATAACAATATATGAATACTGAAACAGCTCAAGGTCTCTACTCCAAACTGGAAGGTAAGAGACACCAATACGTAGATCGCTCGCGCCAGTGTTCTAAACTAACCCTGCCCTACATCATGCCAGATGAGGGTTTTGGCGCACATAGCCGCCTAGAAACACCCTTCCAAGGTATCGGAGCTCGTGGAGTAAATAACCTAGCTAGTAAATTACTACTAGCACTCCTACCACCTAATGCTCCTTTCTTTCGTCTCAACGTAGACAACCACGGACTAGAGCAAGAAGGCGCTCCAGCAGAGTTAATTTCTGAGATCGAGAAGTCCCTTCAGCAAGTTGAAGAGTCTGTCATGGATGAGATCAGCCGTGAGACTTATCGCACTGCGCTCCACGAAGCCCTCAAGCACCTTATCATTTCTGGTAATGCACTTATCTACCTTCCTGAAGAGGGTGGTATGCGTGTGTTCCATCTAGATCGTTTCTGCGTAGAGCGTGACCCAATGGGTAACATTCTATATATCTGCACTAAAGAGAAGCTATCCTATATGTCCCTCTCACAAGAGATGCGCGACATCGCTGGTAATGCTGATGGCGAAGGAGCTGACAACGACGTCAACCTATTCACTGCTGTATGCCGCAAGGAGAATGGCTGGAAGGTATGGCAGGAGATCAATGGTAACCTTATCCCTGACAGTGAAGGCTTCTATGCGCTAGACAAAAACCCCTTTATCCCGCTCCGCTTCTCCCGCATCGACGGTGAGGACTATGGACGTGGATACGTTGAAGAGTACCTAGGCGACCTGCAATCCCTTGAGAGCCTCCAAAGAGCTCTTGTAGAAGGCTCCGCAGCTGCCGCTAAGGTTCTCTTCCTCGTTAATCCTAATGGCACAACTCGCGCTAAGACACTTGCTGAGTCACCTAACGGTGCTATCGCTCAAGGTAATGCTGCTGATGTGTCTGTTCTCCAACTTAACAAGTTTAATGACTTCCGAGTTGTCCAAGAGAGCATCGTAAAGATCGAGGAGCGCCTCGGTCACGCCTTCCTACTTACCTCAGGTGTTGTTCGTAACGCTGAGCGTGTAACCGCTGAAGAGATACGTATGCTAGGACAAGAGCTAGAGACTGCTATTGGTGGTCTTTACTCACTACTTTCCGTAGAGCTACAGATGCCTATGGTTAATCGCCTCATGGAAGTGATGCGTAAGAAGAAGAAGCTACCTAAGCTCCCTAAGGACATTATCAATCCTGTTATCATTACAGGTGTTGAAGCCCTTGGACGCGGACACGACCTACAGAAGCTAGACATGTTCCTAGCAGGTGCTGCTCAAGTAGTAGGCCCTGAAGCTGTAGCTCAGTTCGTCAACGTAGGAGAATACTTTAAACGTCGCGCTACATCCCTCGGTATTAAGACTGATGGATTAGTTAAGACAGAAGAACAAATGGCTGAAGAAGCCCAACAAGCCCAACAAATGCAAATGGCAGAAAAGCTAGGCCCAGCAGGGATCAAAGCAATATCTGACCAAGCGAAAGTACAACAAGAACAAGCTCCAGAACAGGAATAATAAACTAATAAAATGGCTGACCTACATCAAGTACAGATCAATGAAGTAAACGAAGAGGAGAATATCTCCCTTGAAGCACAAGCTGCTATGCAAGAAGAAGCAGCTAACCAGCGTAACCAAACGCTTGAAGCCGATCCCATGGACGGTAAAAGAACTGCAGAAGAGCAGGTAAACACAGAAGACACACCAGAAGAATCTAAAGAAGAAGAACGCCCTGAATTGCTCGATGATAAATTTGAGAACCCTGAGGATATGGCTAAGGCTTACAAGGAGCTTCAGAAGAAGATGTCCAAGCCAAAGGCTGAGAAGAAAGAAGCT